TCGTCAGACTGCTTCACCGATCTCGACTCAAAGCTATGAGCGAAAAGAGTACAAGCATCAGTAATAGTCACCTCACCATCGAAGTGACTGTAAGGAAACATATGCGTCCCATGACTAGACCGTACAGCCAACTGTTGACCAACTGCCCCTATACTTAGGTTATGTCCAAAGAGCAAAGACATCGGACCAGTTATGAAAGAAGATGGTTGCCATATACCCAACACAAGCTCCTGAAAAGAGGGGATGAGAAAATCACCGTCTATTGCTATACGAAAGCTTCCCTCAGTCTGTTCATCGCCTGTAAGATAAATATACTCTGCATCATTGTGGCTCATTGGTGATGTTAAATGGGACATCAATTCCTCCTATAAAATAGCCCAACCGTATGTCGAATCAAACTGAAATGTTGCCGACTCAGTTACTAATAGTGTTATGTCTGCTGCTGCTCCATCAATGTTGTTACCGTTCCTTGCGACTGTGCAAGTGTTCGTTGCGTCAATACATTTTACTGTATATATCTCACCCTTACTAGGACTCGCAGGTAAAGTAATTGTTACCGCGTTCGATGATGTGTCAACCAGAATCGTCCGGTCACTTGTCACAAGCTGATAGTCGGCAGTCTTAGTTTTCATATCAGTGCCCTCGGTCACTAGACCAATACCACTCTTCCACCATCCTAAGACTACTATCCTTGCTTGAGTAAAAGTTACGTTAGTCATCCAATACTCACACACCTGATTTTCGTCAACAGGTACAACAAGTGTTGCATCGTTTATCGATGTTGCTCGTTGTGTTCTGAGGTTACTCGTAGCGTATGTATTGGTGTTACCATTCATCCTAAACTTTATAGCGGAGCCGACAAGATCATCTTCAACAACTACTTTTATGTTGATTGCTGATGCACCGTCAGCTACTATGGAACTCAAATCCAAAGTATGCCATGTACCGTCTGCTGTCAGATCACCAACTTCAAAGTCAGTGGAATCAGGGTCGCCCCTATCCTCATATCCGAATGACGCATCTGCACCACCAGTAGCAGCTTTCCATACTGCGTTACCCGTACCTGTGTCCTTTGTCAACACATGTTCATCAGTAGCACCAGAGACGGCACTAAGAGCATCAATCGCTGCTTGTGCTGTTACTTCCCCTGTACCACCTTTGTCTATCTCTACCGTCAATAGTGAATGGTCGTAAGCTTCCTTTGCTTCTGCAACCGTCAACTCATCCGTACCGTCAGATAGATTGCCTGACAAATATACATCCTTATAACGTAGCAGAGAACTTGATTCCCCTCCACCACTGTATATCCTATACGTCCCGTCCTTACCATTGTGAGTCCAAAAGATTATATTGTATGAGAAGTTACCGCCGAGGCCCTCATCACCACCACTGTAGTACACACTCCAACCCGGTTCCTGTACTGATAATACCCAGATATATTGTGTGGCTGCATCAAGGGACACAGCCATATCGAAATCAAAATTTATGAAGCCTGCACCACCTACAAGGGGTACATCGCCATATGGTACAACAGCTGTTCCAAGACTGGGGCCTGTTGGATAGCCACCAGAGGTAAGATATATATCCATTTGGATGTCAGTAGACTGAGTACCAGACCTATAAATGTAAGGAGCAATTCTCGTAACGTCAAGTGGACCACTCGTTGTGAAGCTTGAACCACAAGGGTCATCCAGATCGAGCGACGAGAAAATGCTTTGGAGAACTGGCTGGTCTATTTCTAATACATACTCTCCAGCAGAACCAGCAGAACCTAAGTCACGTACCTCATCTGTATCAGGTGAGATACATCCAGTGTCTATTAGGTCATTGGAATCCATATCCAGATCACCAGACATTGCTCTCGTACCATCTATGAGAAGATACTGTGTGTGATCGTCATCAGTAAGACCTGTCAATACTCCATGATCTGTGACACCAGCACTCGGAGCTACAAATTCAAGAGCGTCCTCACCAGTGTTAACCCTTACTAATTTCAACGCCTCACCAGTATAGTCAGACGGCGTATCAGTTAGTCCCAAGAAAGCTGTAATACCACCACTGACAGCAGCATTCTTCCAAGTGCTTGTTACACTATCATATCGTAACACTTCTCCATCAGCTACAGATGTGACCTCAACTCCACTCAAACCACTGAGGAATGAGGAATTTTGAGGCTGCAATAAGATAACACCGTTTGAACTTCCCTGAACAATTACCGTCCCAATGAAAGCTACTCTTCTATTTCCAGTCGGAGGGATATTTGTAAACCCCCCTGCTGTAGACGACATAAAGAGAAACGAACCCGGAGCATAAGCATTAGTATCAACGTCTCTTACCAAGCCTTTAATACCAATATATCCGTTACTGTTATTTGCGATGTCCTCAGTAGCAAGACCCGTAGCACCCGTATTGATGTCATCTGCATCAGCGAGTTCGATCAGTGGCTTACCACCAGAGGCTCCAGCTATTCTTACAACACTTCCATTGGGTATGAGAGTACCCGTAGTGTTTCTCGCACGAATAAGTATTTCCTGCCCGACTTGTAAGTTGACCATGCCTCCCGGCATACCTATATTTATAGTCCCGTCATTTGTGTTCCAGAATACTCTTCCCTCTTGACCGGAGACACTGGGATTCAAATCAAAATCAATATAACCAGTGGTGATAGAATCTGCATTGATATTAGAAACATTAAGATCACCAATGAGAGTGAGTTCTGCAAATGTGGGTGAGGAATCAGCATTCAGCCGAAGCGAAGCTAACTTCCTCAACGCCCTTACGATTCCCATCTTATCGTCTGGACTTGGTATTGGTACTAAATTTGGAGAACCCATATTATTTCCTTATTTCAATTCACCGGATTTAAGTTTTGAAGATACCGACTTTCGTAACATGTCAGGTACATCAGCGTATCCACCACCTGTGCCTGTCTGTGTACTGCCACCTCCACCATAGTAACTGGTGCTTGGTCTGTCTGCTTTCTGTGCTGCATACCTAGCGTCTGAGGCTGCCTGAGCTGCTATACCACTTTGTTTATTTTGTGATTGCAATCGTGAGAGTTCATCATAACCAGAACCGCCACCACCTCGTCTAGCTCCACCACCTCCACTTGCTTGTGCTCCTGCACCGATGGACTTAGCCAACTCTGCGATCATTGCAAAGCCGGGACCAGTATCTTCACGTCTCTCAATGAAACCTGCTTTCTGAGATAGTGCTTCATTCATCCTCTGTGTGCTGACATCTGCTGCCCTTGCTCTCGCTGGCTCTCCGACTTCCTCTTGATACTTCTTACCAAGACCTGCTGCTGTCGTTGTGCTGGCAAGCCCTGAGCTTACGAGGGACTGTGTGCCTTGTGCTACAGCTTTCTTCTCACCCCTTGCTAGTGTTGCTTCTGTTGCTTTCTCAAAAGTACCACCTGTCTCATACTGTCCTATCATCTTATCAAAGATTTGGAGGCCCTCTTGGTATCTCTGTTCGTTCGCTGCGTTCGCTGCGTCTTGTGACACCTGAAACTTTGCGAGTAGTTCGTCTACTAATGCCATTATTTTATTCTCCCTGCTTTTTTAGAGCCGATTGATAATTTACCTAAAGCCCATGTTTGACCAGCCGTACTATTTCTGAGCAAGATACCTAAGTACTTTGCTCTTGCTCTATTACGTATACGTGGGTGTCTACCTGAGCCTAACAATGTAACCGTATGCAAAGGTAAGGCTCCATCCTGAACAGCTTCCACTAATGTCTCCGCATCGTCGTTAACATGTACCTCTGCCGTGAGTCCATCGGTATCAGCATGAGAACCACCAGTGGTTCCACCAGCCGTGACGATTGTTGTAGTCGTTAATCTTCCACGACCATCATCACTCTCTGCATCCAAGTCCTGTATTGGCATAAGACATTCAGAGACAATGGTTTGATCAGTAGCACCAATGTCATCATCCTTTGCTGAATCCTTAAACGCCCTGATGTGTCCATCCTTACATCCCATAAGCAGGTCGGCATCAGCAGGTACATTAGACGGATAATATATCATCGAATAAGCACCACACTCATTCGGGTACGTCTCTGGGAAAAACCCTTGTGCCTTGATACAGTAAAAGTAATTTGAGTTGCTACCATCACTTAGCCTTGTTATGCTAATGACAATACCATCTCTACGTTTATCATAACCCAGTACAATCCTGTGTGTCGTTGGGTTGGCAGCTTCATCTTCCAGTAACTTAGGAATACTGAACTGCGATATATTCTCGATATAAATGCTTCCTCTTTTGATTCTACTTATGCCGTCATTCCCAAACATGTATAGATCACCAAGCTCATCGAAGCACCAAGACTGAGCACCAAAGATTCCTGTGAAGTCGTCGAGCGAATGAAGCTCACCACCCACAGCAGGGTCGCCTTGTAGATAATGCATACTGGATGCACAACCGAAGAACATGTAATCGTCATGGAAAGGAATCAACGCACGAACAATGTCACCAACCTTGCCTGCGTCAGCGTTCGTACCAGCTACAGCAGTTTGAGCATCACCTGATACGTAAGCAAATTCAAATGGATTCAACTGCCTACTCATGTACCACTGATGAGGGTCATTAGGATTACCAGCCAGTACTGCACGTCCTCTGTACCACGCACCGAGGTATGCTTTCACTGGCATTGCTCCAGAGCTACCGTCAGGGTATACTGTCCAATCGTACCCATGCGGAGCTGCACTTGCTTGATCTACTGAACTGGGGTATCTCGTAGCAGGGTCCATCCCACCACCTGAAAGTGTTTCACCTGAACCAGTAACGAATGTACCAGTGAGTGTGAAACCATATATAATAGTCTTCGCAGTATTTACAAAGTCAACTGACATCGTTGCACCCGAACTGCCACCAGTGATTATTGAACCTCTGGACGGCACCGTAGTTAAGGCACTGTTAAGAGTCAGCTTCGTGTTCGTAAAGTCTACGATCTTGAAGTTAGTTCCATTGACAATGAAAGCCTTTTGAAGACCTGAGAACATGTTGAGGTTGTCTGAGGTATCTACTGTTATACCTGCTACTTGTGTCATTGTTCCAGCCACACTACCCTCCGCAAATACTAGATTGTTCCCACTTGCTACCAAGTGCTTTTTACTTATCTGTTGATTTATTGTTACAGCCATGTCTATGTCTCATAATAAACTTTGTTATCAGCGACAGCCACTAGCCGTCTAATCGTCACCATGTTATTCAATCCCATTGCCGTCCCTATCGGGTTTCCATTACTGTCCAATGTTATGCCTGTTGGCAGTGGAGGTTTGAAATCCATAGTTGTGAATGACCATATATCTGAATCAATATCTTCGTCGTCAACAACCTTGCGAACAAACCAATAATAGGTTGTGCCATACTCAAGGTTGATGTCCAAAGTATATGTGTAACTCAGGATACTGTATCGTGATCTGTCATTCTGTGGGATGAAAGAAGCCCCATCATTTATTGAGAAGTGGACGGTATACTCACCGTATCCCAGTGCTTCCTCATCATCATATGTAAATTGTGAGAAGTGATCACCATTGACTGATCTATTTATTGCACCGTTCGATGGTGTTAGCAACTCAGGTGTGGATGGTGTTGGGTCGCCTGCTTCCCATTCAGCCCATACTCCCTGTCCGTTGCTGATGTCTATGGTTACATCTAATGGGTCGAATGTCTCCCCAGCTTTTACCGGAGTACGGGTTTCTGAATCATCTCCGCTTGTCCAGTAGTATCCTCTCTCACCAAAGAAAGGAGATTCAGGTCCAATCCCAGATATACCTCTTACGTATGCTCCATCTTTTGTTGCATGACTGAGCATCAGGTAGTCATCAAGGTGATGTGCTCTTAGCTTAGGTAGAGTGTCGTTTCCATTCGGATACCAGTTCCCATCTAAAAGGTCGAACTCTTCTGTAGCACCAGTTAAAGCCAGCAGTACGAGGGAAGTACCACCAGTAGAGCCAGAATTTATAAGGCCGACCCGTTTTGAATTGGAGGGGTTTACTACTGTCACTGTCCCACCGGGGAGGTCTGGTCCTGTCATCCGCGTATAGCTGCCTGACGGAAGCTCATCATAAGGCCCTGTCTTTGGTTCATAGTAAGCTCGGAAAGGATAGTAAGTAATACTCATTAGATCACCGCATTAACAAAACAGAATGCAACCACTGGCTGCTCTGCTGCTCCAATTTGTGTACCGTTTGCCCACTTGTCCAGCCCCGGCCTTTGGCCGATACGTATCCTCTTTTGCAACGTATCGACCGGACGTACATTATTGAGCTGTTCAGAAGTGAGATCAGGGGCATGTCCCGTAAGACTACCCCTATATAATCCCCGAATCGGGGGTAACATCTCAGCCATTATGATCTCCAAAGGATGTAAACTACATCACCTATTGTTCCATCAAAAAACAATTTGCTTGTATTACTGAGTGGGACAGGAATCGGAGCCTCTGGAAGTATAACACCACTCGCAGCAGCCAGAGCAGTTTCGCCCATTGCTACAAGTTTGAGTCTCTCAGGCCATACCGTAATCTCCCTGCAATCCTGATCAGCACCCTGCCCAAGTCCACTGCCATCGAGAGTTACAAGTTCAACTCCAAATTCACCAGACACAATATCACTGGGCTGTGCGTTATCTCTTTCTTTATTCATTTACTACTCCTTACGATGCGTCAAGCATAATTTCAGTAGGTGCTCCATTGTCCAGTTCGACATTCGTGCTAAAGTAGAATATCTCAACAAGAAGACGACCTGTGCCATCAGCGATGACATCACTCATATCACCAGACACCGTGAATGTAAGCTTGACAGTCTTATCTGTTTCGATAGGATGCAATGCCGGTACTCCTGCTTCGGTTGCAACATCAAGTTTATTCTTTGCAGCAGCAAAGACATTGATAGCTGCGTGTACAAAAGCATCAGTATCCCCTGTGTAACCAGCCAACAGCGTGCAACTTGAATCACCAATGAAGCCACTCTTGATTGTTACCTTAGTTCCAATAACAATAGAACCAGCAGGGATTTGTACATCCAACTCGACAGAACCAGAGGTAGCTGTATCATCTGAGATGTCGCTCGACTTAATAACCTGAGCTACTTTGCTTAGTCCCATGCCGATGTTATTAGATTCCATTTTATACTTAGTGTTATTAATACTCATTGTGTACCTTTCTTAAATCTCATTACCATATACCGTGTACGTTCCCTTTGGAACCCAAAAGCTTCGACGGTACGCAAATAAATCTGTTTGTCTTATGTTAGAGTCAACCACTTCCCCTATCGTGTCTGGTGCAGAACCCATGTCCTTACGGATTAAAGCCTGAACCAAGTCGATAGCTTTCTGTGTCTGTACTCCTAACACTTCATCCTGTTCATTCTCTGCAACTGCGATGCAACATTGTAAGATAGCCTCAGACTCAAGCACTCCACCGACAAAGAAGTCTTCGTCATTCTCAGGTTTCGGAGGTGTCATTATGTACGTGCTGTTGAGGATTGATCTGTTGGTCGGTGTTGGATAAACAATCATCTCTTTGTAAGAGCCAACCTTTGGGTCGAACTTTGCTGCTCGTAGTGCGTATACTTCTGGGTAGCTAAGGTATTGCAGATTGCCTCTGCTTGCCATGATGACACGTTCGGACACCTTGACTATCTTACCTGATCTCTCTTCCGGGTCATACTCAAGGTTTCGTTCAAACCTCTCAAAGCCATCGGGCAGTGTATACTCCCACTTGTCTACTTCCAGATGAAGCTTCCACGGTTGCTTGAGGTAGCTCCAAATGTAAATCTCTGAGTCTCTGGGATTGATAGGAAGCAGAAACTTCATGTACCCTCTGAACACAATGTCTTTCGCAGATGTTAAATTGTCGCCCGTTGGAGTTGAACCTGTACCTAAGTAGGACGACACCTTAGTATATACATCTTGGAAGTTCCATTTCATACTTGCCATGTTAAATCCTCTTATAAGACGATGACGGTCATCCTTGACCATTCACCATCGGAGACAGTTATTCTTTATCGAGTGTGAACACTCTCATAATCAACTCCTCATAACGCACACCACCAAGAGATATTAGCCCTTGTGCTGGTTTGTGTTCCTTTGCTATCAGGATGTTCATCACTTTCTTGACCAACGCCAAGTCAGTCTCACTAATCATAATGTCGTCACCTGCTGCAATAATGCTTCTTGCAAGTGTCACGCCATCAACTGTTTCAATTCCGTCCTTGTAAATACCGGGAAGTCTTAGCAAGCCCGACAGTTCCAACTTAATTGGGAAATCCGATTCGCCAACTTTGTAGTCTGTAAGATCAAGTTTATATTCTTTCATGTCTGTCTCCAAAAAATAAAGGAGAGGTGAAAGCGATCACCCCTCCAATGGTTGTTTAAGATGTGCCGTCATCCTGCAAGGCTACGATGAAGTATGTAGTCCCACCAAGTTCAATGGGAAGCATAATATCACCAGTTGCCAGAGCTGGGGCGTTACTCG